TCTGTATTAAACCAAACCGTACCATTTAATGCGGTTGGTGCAATAACATTAATTTGTGATGTATTAAATTGTGGAAATTGTATACCATTATTAATAATTTGATTATTTGATATATTACTATTAATAATGGAATTTAAAAGCAAAATAGCTGTATTAAGCGATTGAAACATTTGATCATTATATAAATAACTTTCTTTTGTTAATCTTCCATCTTTTTGGGTATAAACCATATCATAAAAAGGAGGTAAATTTGCAATTGTCATAGCATTATCTCACATTCACCATTTTGAACGACGAATCTTTGAAATCCCCAAAATCTTAATTGAATGGTTAATTCATTAGCTTGTCCTAATCTATGCCATCTAATTTGATTTCTATAAATTCCATTAGGATTTAATTTTTTTCCACCAAAACTACTAAAAGATTGATTCCCATTTTTGGAAAGCGATAAATCTACTCGTGGAATATCAGCTATGGCAGTACATTGACTATTTTCAGCAAAAATTTGTATACCTTGTTCAGTAATTATTTGATCATCTATTTCAGTAACTAATGCGCCAGTACAACTAGTTATTGGGCCACATTGACTGTCTTGAGAAAAAATTGGAATACCATTTTCAGTAATGATTGGATTATCGTTTATTTCAGTTATTAATGCCCCTGTACAAATATTTTCAGGTTGTTGCAAAATGTAATAATCATTTACGCCTTGCTCAATCATAAACGTAAACATTCTTATTCTAAATCTTTGTGTATTTTGCTTTCTAATTGTATTACAAATTCTAATTCTTGGTATTTCTTCACCAATAGAACCTGGAGTTCCTTGATAATTATAGGTTACAAATTCTGTACCCATTTTATAAATATTAGCATCATTGATAGATACAAAATAACTAGCTCCATTAAAAAATACAATCTGTCTAGCTGGATGAAAATTTAAATTTTCATCTGAACAATGATAAAATCTTTTTGTATTTAAATCGTAAAGTAACGTTAAATTATCAACAGGATTATAAAAAGTTAGTTGATAAAAAAAATGTCCATCTTGTCTAAAAAAAATAGCTGTAGATTGTTCAGGAAATTTAATAGAAGCTAATAAATTATCAATTCCATCCGTTGAGATTCTTTGAGTAGTTTGACCATTTCCGCCAGTCATTAAAATTATGGGAGAATTATTTTCATTTTGAGATAACCAAAAGATAAATTCATCACTTGCTGCTATAGTAGGAATGGCAACTACACCATTATCAATATTAAATGATTGAACTCTACGATAATTTTCCTCTCCTCCTACTTGCGTCCATAATTCTCCAACAGTAGTTCCTAATACTAAAACATTATTTCCTCCTCCTGGAATTCTTTTTATAGCAATAGCACTATCTGGTTTTGTCTGTAAACTAAATTGGGTATTTAATGAAATAGTATCCGTAGAAGACATTTCAAATGCATACCAATTCTGAGAATTATCACTTACCGTTGAGGAAGCAATTAAAAAGAAAGTATTATGATAACAAACATAACTGGGGATAATAGGATTTCCTAAAAAAGTTAATACTTGTTTAGTTAAAGTATTATCATCATAATTATAAATATAGGCATTTTGACCATCTACTATACAAATTTGGTCAGATAAATTTTCATCCATGAAAACTGGACCAGTGAATGTATCTAATTGTCCTATAAATTGTGCTCTAAGATTATTTTTTAATAAATAAACTGAACTTGATACGACAGTGATTAAAAATTCGCCTCTAATTGAATGAAATAATGCTCTTCCTTCTCCGCTTGGAAGAACCGTTATGGCTTTTTCAAATCCTGCATAATTAATTAGCCAATCATCAGAAATAAACATATTGTAAGTTTTTTCTAATGAAATTTTAGGATATCTTCCGAAGATGGAACTTCCAACAATATTAATAGGAACATTTTCTATACTTTGCATAAAAGTTCCTTTAATTTGGCTTTACCCATCCATGCCCTAAATTAATGAATGCATAATTAAAGTTTCCTCTATTTTGTAAAGAAGAAGTTTTTGAAATCCTCAAATCTAATATTCTAGAATTTTTATCGATAAATCCTTCATATTTATTAAGTTGCCTTAATACATTATCGGGAGTGACATAGGAATATTCAGAACAAATTCGATCAGCTAAAGCATAACGCAAATAGGTAATATAAAATTGATCAAAAGTTAATGACAAATCTTGTCCTAAAATAACAGGAGGTATTCTAAAAATACCATGAATTTCTAAAGGATAATTTTGATCAGGAAAAAAATAAACATATAAATTACCTCCTCCAAATTGTTTTTCAAAATACCATTCAAAAGGAAGTGTTAATATATTTTGAACACGACTTGAACCAAAATAAGCATTTCTTTTAGTATAATTCATTGCATACCTAACTTGATCGTAAAAAAATACTAATGTATCTATTTGGATCAAATTTGGTATGTAATAAATTTCTTGCCCTATGATAAAGTTTTGATTATATGTGGTTTCATAAGGAACCATTCCTTCATCAACTGTTTTCTCAGTTATAATATCATTTAGCCATTGAAGTCCATCGGAAATTTGTTCTGAACTGACCGTTTCAAATTCCCGCGAAACTATTTGTGCTGAATAAAAAGATCCAGAAATAAGTTGATTAGTTGTATACGCCATTTCATTATCTTCTATAAACTTTTATTAAGAAATAAAATCCACATATCCAACAGTCGATAAAGAAAGAGCATCTGAAGAAGATGCCACTTTATAAAGAATTGTTGGAACATTATTTCCATTGAGTTCACAAGGAACCAATACATTTCCATTTTGCGCTGCTAATACGCTATAACCAAAAAATATAATTCCTACCGTCGCAGTCGACCCGAATGGCAAAAATTGTGCTATATCCCCAGCAGCTGAAGGCGTATAAGTTACTCTAAATAAAACTTGAGTAGCTAGAGGCGGAACAGAAGCTTGTAAAGTAATAGGTGTGAAAGTTGTCGAGTTTCCTGCATTAATAGCAAGGATAGCAGCATCATAATAATAATTTCTTATTTGACCATTACCTATTTGATAAAATTGCAAGATATTAGAAGCACCATCTGTTAAAATCCATCCAACTCGACGATACATATCATATCCTGTAGGAAGAGAAGGCTGTGTAATATTTAAGGATAAAAGACCAGCCGTTGGATTATGTAATGTAGAATCCCCAATTATATATACAGCATAAAATGAATTAGTCGTGAGAACTGCTGCATCCACTCCATTTGGGCCGATAAAATTACCGTTAATATTGATAGAAGTTGACAAGATAATATCATTAATATCTGTTGAATCACGTGCTTGTCCCGTAGCCATCGATAATATTTGATTACCATTTTTAGAAATCCCCAATCCATTAACGTATAAAAGTCCTGCGTTCACTATAGGAACATTTGGAATAGTCATATTTAAGCTCCATTTTGTATTTTATCAATCAGACTATTTCAGAAAAATAGTCTGATTTAGTAATTATTTAAATTAAACAGGAAATGCTAACATCATCGAATATTCATCGACTAATGTACTACCCCATATGCAATCATGCACCATTCCACGTTGATTTTGTCCAAACAAAGAACCGTAATATTGTCTAAGTGAAGCGCCACTATCTGGATCTTGTGCAACAGAAGTTGGATAAGGAACTTCTTCCGGTAATTTTGGCATTGCTAGATAAAGTGGGTCTCCTGCTGTGATTAAACCACAACGATGATTTGGCAATACAGTAACTTGCATGCCAGGAACAATTGGATTGTTAATATTTTGATCTTTTCCAGCGGGTGCTTGTAAAGCAGGAAAAATATTAACCGTTACTTGATTAGTTCCACTACTCGTTGCATTTGCAGTCGACCTAAATTGAACGGGTGAACTAGATGGAAAATGTCCGATAAATGTTAAGTATCTTAAATTTGGTTGACCTGTAACACCATCATTAAATACAAATTTATCATAAGCTTTGATAGAATTTGGGTCATTCGCGTTTAATGTACCATTAAAAGTTATTTGTATTACTCCTCCTTCAGAATTTGTTACAGTACTCGCAACCGTCAATATTGACCCATTATTTCCTTCTGTACCCGCAATATGCAAAGGTAATAAATTAGATTGATACCATTTACACTGTGAAAACTCACCTAATTCCCAACTCATTACTTCACGATTATTTTTTTCAGGAGTAAATTGATTAAGACCACTATTTACGATTGACGGAACAGAAATTAAAGGCAAATATCCTTTTGTATCTGTTTTAGCCGCACCATAATCTCTAAAAAATGCTAAGGCATTTGCGAGTTGTAAAAATGTTGAAATAGGTGTGACACCATCTCCAAAAAATCTATAAGTATTAGTTTCTGCTAAATCTGCAACATTTTGTTCAATTTGCGTCCCTAGTTCAGCTATTGCGGATTTTCCAAAAACTTCCATGTAATTTTTAACATTAAAAATAAACTGGTTCGCAGTAAATTCATATGCTGTTGAAGCTTGTTGATTAACTGTAAGATTTTGGACACGTTGCACAGCAGATTGAAAAGCCGCGACCAAACTATTAGTCGTAGTGAATCGAGGAGGTAGATCAAATGAAACTGTATCGCCTAAGTTCTTAGGAATATCATCGTTAAAACGTTGAAATTTCTTATTAGAAGTACTTATAAATGCATAGCTATTTAATAATAAAGCTAAATTTGAACGATTATAGGTAATAACTTGTTGAAGTATATTTTCTTGAGACATTGCAAAACTCCATTTTTAATTGGGATACTTTGCAACGACAAAATGAATTTAAAGTATGTTATCCTCTAAGCCAAGGCTGATCGCGAAGGTCTCTGATACTCATCTTATCGTTGCTTCCTGAGATTCTGGAAGATTTCAAACGATCAAGGGGTTCAGAAACCGAATTAGAATTTTCGTAAGCTTTTACTTTTTTATTTTCAGAAATTGATTGAGATAATTTCAATAATTCTGCTTGAGCTTGTCTAGGATTCTTTTCAGCTATTCTATCAAGTCCTGCTAACTTTAAAGGATTAAGAGAAAGTTCATAGATAATATCGGCCGCATTTTCAATACCTGAAACTAAATAGGTTAATTGAGGAAAAGCAGTCGGATCAAAATCTTTCGTAATTTCTTCAAAGTCTTCATAAGCATCTTTTCCTGCTGCCATTTTAGAAAGATAAGAATTAGCAACTTTTTCCATTTCGTCTTTTAATTGGCGTTGTTGAATTTCTTGATTAAATCTTTCTTGAATTTGTTGATAAATTGCATTTACATCTACTTCACGAGAAACATCTTCATTTCTTTCAGACTGTCTCTTTTGCAATTCCATCAAATCTTTTTGATATTTATCTTCTATTTCTCTTTTGGCAGCCTGAGCAGCTTTTGCTTTTTCATGTTGAACAATTTTATTTACCTGAGACTGAGAAAGCATTTTCTCTTGCTCAGAAGTATCAGATATTGTCGAATTATCAACAGAATTGTCTATGACTTGATTTTCTTCCATGATTTTTTAATCTTCCATGATTATCACGATTGACCCGCGTGCTTCGGTAAATTCCTCTATTTCGATGAGTATCGCTCATTATCCGTATGAGTCGTAAAATATCCAAGATTGAAATGCTTGGTCATTGATTATTTTGTAATAATAAAAATATAATTTTTTATTTTATTATCTATATTTATTTCATGCAACCTTTCTTTACCATTTTATTAACTAATTTCTTATCTTTTTTGATATCTTTATGATCTTTCATTTCAGAATGACTCATTTTTTCCTTTCGCATTTCTTTTTTATTTTTTTTCATTTTATTTCTCCCAATATTTTTTAGGTTTTCTTTTATTTTTTCGTGATTCACTTAAAGCTATTGCAACTGCTTGTTTCTGGGGATATTTTCCGGTTGATTTTAATTCTTTTATATTTTCACTGATAATTTTTTGGCTTTTTCCTTTTTTTAACGGCATAATTTTATCCTTAATTTTATTTTATCCTAAATTCATAAACTTTTTTATAAGATCTTTCACCATTCGTATTTTCAATTGATTTATCACAAATTACATTATTAAAAATACTTATACAAAAAAATATTATTAACTTTAAGCTATAAATATAATTTAAATAAATAACTATAATTAATCTTTTTTTAGTTCTTTTTCGTAATTTTTTTAAGATTTTCCGCAAGGAAAGCTTGTTTTCTTGTAGATTTATTTCTACTTTTTTCGGCTTTACGTAATTTATCCTCCGGAATATTTTCACCTTCTTTAACCTTTAATTTTTCCCTTAATGCATTTTTTTTATTAGGATTAATGGCTTTCTGTATCCATTTTTTCATTTGGATTATTTCCTTTCAAATCATGGTGAATATGTTTACTAACATTAATAGCGGATTCTACCGCAGTTCTGGTATTTTCTGCATCTATTTCTGCTAATTTAATTTCTCTTTCAATATCTTCATTTTTTATACGATTCATTAATTCAAGAAATTTCGTTTCTGCATCTCTTTGCTTAATGGAGATATTAGCAGCATCTATTTTAGATTTTTCTTCTAATCCCATCATGGCTATCTGTTCAGGAGTAGGCGACTGTATTTCTTTTTGCATTTTTTGAATAGAAATTTCTTGTTGTTGTTGTATTTGTTGTTGTTGTAACATTTGACTTTGTTCTAATTCCTTTTCATATTCCATAGCTTTTTCTTTTAAGGTATCTATTCCTCTTATTTCTATATTATCTAATAGAACTTGTAATCCTTTTTTTGAAAAGAAATCAGCAAAGTTTGGCATAGATTGACTTAAACTAATAAGGGTATTTAAAGAAATTTCTTTTTGCATCGAGAAATTAACGCCGGCTTCAACTTTTACATGTAAGTGATTTGGATCAAAATCCATATATATTCCAGTTGATTCATGATTTATTTCTACATGTTTTCTTTTTCCATCTGGAGAAATTATAGGTAAACTTCTGGGTGTTATGTAATATTTTGACATTAAATCTAAATAAACTTGCGCTACTCTATTTATAGCTTTAATCAACCCTACAATATATGGAAAAGTAGCATTATTACTTTGAACTGCGCTTCTTGCAAAAGCTATACCTGACATTTGATCATTTATTCTTCCCGCTGCTCCATCATAACTTCCTAATATGAACTGCGTCATTTCATCAGCCATTCTAAATGTTTCTGAAATTTGAGGAGGTATAGGAGTTCTTAAAATTTCTCGAGGAGGAGGTAAAATAACATTTGTGTCACGCGGATCTAAAAAATGTTTATACATAAGCGTATCTGCTTTTTGAACATTTTTATATGCATCCATTTGAGTCAAAGGAATTGATTCAACAGCAGCTACAAATTTATGCTGGACAGTGTTTTCTAATTCATTTGCTAATGATTGACCGGCAAAATTCTTTAATCTCTGAATACCTTTTGCATGATAAGTTAATGGTCTTGTTATTTCTACATACGAAGCTCCATCTTTTATATTTACACTATTCCCAGAAGCAAATATTAATGGAAGATGTTTATAATCTGTTTCAGATACATCCAATAATGAACTTTCACAAAATCTATATCTAATAATTTTTTCAATCTTTTTTTTTCTTTCTTTAACTACCATAGGAGGTTGTTCTATAATTCCAGATTCATTCCATGCCATTAAAAATTTTTCATAATTTTTCTTGCTCACTACATGACCATTTGTCAATTTAACAATTATTTCGTTTCTGAATTGTTTTTCATAATAATCACAAACCAATATAATTTTTTCATTATCGTTTTGAAAAGACCAAGAAAAACCCGCTAAGGATTTTGTAAAAGACATACCTTCAATTATTTTTGATCCAAATTGTCTTTTAAAATCTTCTTCTGTCATAGGATAAATTTCAGCACAAAATCTTCCATCTCCCTTATGAGATTCTCTTGCTAAAACATCAAATGCACATAAAGTTGGATTAAACGCTCTTTCTAAATATATATTTTGATCGAAACTTTTTTCATTTATATAATCAGTATAAATTTTTATAACTGAATATCCGCCACGTAGAATATCTGCCAATACATTATATTGAACCATGTCATTCATATAATCAGAAAATAAAAACCTATAATGTGCTTCGATTACATCAATAGTTTCTATAAATTTTTTTGTTAGTAAAGAAGAAGGAA